ATGCCAGCCCGCGTCATCGATCTCTTTGTTGAATCGATGCATATGCGGTATACGGCGAAGCGAGAGGACGTTTTCATTCGAGGCGACGCAGATATTCAATTTGCAACCGGCCTTATGATCACTTCAACCCACCAAACCTTCATCAGCATGTTCTTTTTATATGTCATTTTGGCCAACTTGGACCTCACTACGGCTCAAGCCGCGACAACAGTCGGCTTGGTCGCAAAGACCAAGGCCCATCGTGATATGTTTGATGTAAGCTTCCTACACCTGACTGGACAAGAAGTAATGGTCGATGGTCGAGAGACATTGGTCATGGCCCCGCTGCCTGGGGCTATTGTTAAGTTGGGAAAGGTTGGCAAAGACCCCGTAGTTATCACAAAGTTCAAAGGACGACAGGCGTTGTCGGATGCGGAAGCCGTTAAACAAGTGGCTTACGCGATCGCGATTAGTCATCCTGAGATCCCACCAAATTTCCCGGTTCTCGGCGCGTTTTTACGCAAGCTGGAAGAACTGGGTACGCGCTCGGAGAGGGGGATATCCCCGGGCTCGGTTATCTCTAATTATGCTTACAAACAGCGACTAACGGCGTTCACTCTGACGCCGGGACAAAGAGAGGCGGCACTTGCCCGGCATGCTCGCAGATACGGATGCACTCCGGATGATCTGGTAGAGCTTGAAAATCTCATCGATACAGTAGATGAGCTTCCCGCGTTCCTCTTACATCCCCTGTTTCCACGCATGGCGATGATTGACTACGGTTAATTATCGTCCACAAACGCAGCCCCACCGTCCCAAGACTGGCGGTGGATGGGTCGGCGCACCCACGTTAGGCGAGTTCAGTACATGACTGAAGCGGGCCAAAATAAAAACAATATTGGCAAACATGACCACAAGACAAAACAACAAGAACAAAAACACAGTACGCATCAAGCAGATGTCCAAAGAGACACACGCTAAGCACGAAGAACACGAAATCGCGAAGAAATTGCGCGAGCATAATGACGCTATTCGAAAGAAAGTCGTCGGTATCACCGAACCACAACATGCTCGCAGCTCCGCAGATTTCCGACCAAGTGCGGTGCGACTGAAGATCAAAACCCCGACAGCCCCCGAGCACGTCGTGTGCCCTCTGATTAATCATTGGTCACGTGCGTTAAACTCAGGCATGTCCTTGGCGGGCGTAGATCCCAGTGAATTGAAAATTCCACTACCGGACACTTCAGATGGCTTCACCATGCAGTCATCACTTCCACTTACCAACACGGGTCAGGTGGATTTGGAGAGTTTCGGGACGACCAGTAATTGGACCGACGCGATCTTCTGGTTTTATCCAGATGGCGCGAAGG